CTGTCATATCGTCAGGCATATCAGCGCCCACCTCATCGACAGTGCCTTCCAGCCATTCCCGGGCGCCGCGGATATCACTCTGCATGATGCACAGCAGCGCAGCCTGCGCACCCAGCACCGTTTTGTGACGTACCCATGACCCGTTCAGCTCAGCTGCCGCGCCATTGAGCAGGTAGGCATTCTCCGCCGCCAGCTGGTCACGCTGAGCTCGCAGGCCTACAGCGCAATCATGCGCACCACTCTTTCCGCGCTGCCATGAGAAGCCACAGTCGCAATGAAATACGTTATCAATTTCGGTCACGGTCATCTTATTCTTCCCCCTTGCTAATCTTCTCAATGCCTGCTGCTGTTATGTACCACTGACGTTTTGGGTAGGAGTAATTGAGCAGGCCTAGTTTGTTTAATGTGTTGCCGATGGTGTGGACTGAATTGCGCTCTACTGCGCCTTTGTGGATGGAGATGAGGAAATTGAGTTGAGGCTTGGTTAGTTTCTTCATGCTCTCTTCACTCCGAATGTCTTAACCAGTGCCGACTCCATACGGCCTACACAGGCGCGTATGCGGGCTATCTCAGTCTCAGGGAACATGCTGGTAGCCATCTGCTCCAGTGCGCCTTTGAGCGGCCTAGATTCGACCTTAGCGATGCGTTCCCTGGCGAATGCTTTCAGTGCCTGCTTGATGCTGCGGCCTTCGATGCGGGCCATTGCGCGGCAAAGCTCTGCGTTGAGAATGGTCTCCGGAAATTCGGGATAACATTCGTTGATGATTTCGCGGGTGTTGCGTGCTTCGTTCATGCTCTGTTCTCCCGGACATTGCGCAGAAGGCTGTTAAACATGGCGTGGAGGTTTACCCCTTCTGTTTTTGGCTCGGGCTTTGTCCTGCCAACTGGTGCTGGCTTATCTACGGCGATATAGCGGTACTGCTTCTCAAATCCTTCACGCCGGACGCGCTGGTCTATTACGAGTCTGCTGAGGGTGCCGTTGACGGTTGATTTATTCAGGCCTGTACCGGCGATAATGTCGGTTGAGTGGCAGCCTGGATGCTCGCTGATGTAGCTAATGATTTGCTGAAGGTAGGAAATTCGTTTCATTAGAAACCACCTTTTTTGTTCGGTTTAGCCTGGCGCTCAGCAGCACGCGCCTGAGCACTTTCCTGATCGATGTCGTAGATGATGCCGTTGCGCTGCTCGCAGTGAACGACGCCGGTTTCGCCGTGGCGGTTGAGGCGGAGAAGTAGCTCTGTCTCGCTTTGGTTGACGTTCTCGTCGTAAGCACCTTCGCGGTAGATAGCCAGCCAGTAATCGCAGTCCTGTTCGATTTGCCCGGTATCGCGTGAGTCGCTCGGTAGCGGTCGCTTATTGGGGCGCTTCTCCAGCTCACGGTTAAGCTGAGTAAGCAGCACCACGACGCAATCAAGCTCTTTGGCGAGCATCTTCAGGCCTTTGGTAATCAGCCCGTATGCCAGGTCATTACGTTCCGCCTTGTCTGCGGTCATGAGCGTCAGGTAGTCAACGAGGATCATGCCTACCTTCCCTCTCTCGCGCTTAATGCGGCGGGATTCTGCAACGATGTGCGAAAGAGTGATGCCGGGCGTGTCATCGACCATCAGGTTGCCGGTATCGATTAGCGCACCCATGATTTTGGTTGCCTTATCGATGTCGTTATTCCAGTCGCCGCGGTAGCCGTAATCGTCCTTTTGCATGTCCGGATAGAACACGTTCGGAGACAGCCGGCTCTGCTGCGCGGTGATTTTCTCGACCATCTGGCTTTCTGGCATTTCCAGAGAGAACATCAGGGCTGGCTCGTTCTCTACGGTGGCGCAGTTGATGCCCATCTGCGTGTAGAGCGTTGTCTTGCCCATCTTCGGCCTTGCGCCAATGACAAACAGGCTGCCGCGCACAATCCGCTTAACGCCCAGCAGATCGTCAAGAGACGGGATGCCGGTAGTAAGCCCGCGTGATTTGCCATCGGGTTTCATCCGCTCTTCGAAACCATCAGACCAGTCAGCCACTGCCTGCTGGAAAGTGCGAAGCCCCTTCCGGCTGCCTGTTTTGGCGTGGTCGGCGATCTGCGTGAAGATGCTTTGCACTGCCTCGAACTTTTCAGCAGCTGACATCCCGTTGCGGGCGTACATCAGCTCGGTGGCCTCTGTCATGCGCTGGATGCCGTAGCGCTCCATCGCGGTTTCACGCACTCGGCTGGCGTAAGCAACGATATTTGCGGCGCTGGGTGTGTTCTTGGACAGCTCAGCCAGGTAAGCGAATCCACCTACTGAGTCGGCCAGCGCCTTGCTTTGCAGGACATCGAACAGCGTCAGCAGATCGACAGGTTTCTGTGCCCGGTACATCTGCACCATCTCGGCGTAGATAACCTGATGTGGCCGCGTGTAGAACGACTCAGGCTTGAGCATCGACAGGACTCTCTGCACGCGCTCGCTGTTATCGTCATCGAGCAGCATGCCACCCAGGACGCTTTGCTCTGACTCAATGCTGTTAGGCGGGGTGATGTAATCAGAGGTCATCACAGGCCCCCTCTCGCGTCTTAGCGTAAACATCGACGTTCAGGAAGAACTCCAGCGACTTTTTCCGCCATGTCTTGCCGGTGCGCTGGTCTGGTCTGTTTTCCAGCATCCACCGGCAGTTGGTAGCGATGTAGTTCAGATAGACTTCCCAGTCATTCAGAGTGAAGGGATGCCCGTCCAGTTGCCGGGTGACTTTGCTGGCTTTCTGCCAGAAGGTTCGGATCAGGTTTCTTCGCTTGTCAGTCAGGATATTTATGCCCTGAGCTTCAGGCAGAATCCTTCGGTAAACATCGACCACTTGCTCGCAGCTGAGAGACGGTTTTTTCTGGTCTGGATTTTCTGAGGAAGATGCACTCTCTCTTACGTTAGTAAGAGAGTTATTAGTTATATTATTGTTTATGGACAATCGTTGGACATCCGTTGGACAAACACCGCTGGGAGCCGCATTTTTGCTGGAGTTTGCGTTGGACATCTGTTGGACATTCGTTGGACAATTTTGAGACTGAAAATCGTCATATTTCACGATGGTTATCAGGCTAAATTTCTTCTGCATCGAGGTGATGTTAATCATCCCCTTTGACTCGAAACTGCGAAGAAGGCTTTTAACTTTGTTGTCTGGAATGAACGTCTCGCTAACCAGTGTAGGTCTCCCAGTAATCATCTGTCCGCGCTCAACCGTTACTGGCCCGATATCAGTGGTAACAACAGCCTCGTCGTGGTTTGCCTTGAGAATAAGGTGAATCCAAAGGTGCACGGCTTGAGAGTCCTTGTAGAGGCGGCTATCCATAAACTGGCGGTGTATAGAGACAAACCCCATACCGGCTGCCTCCTGCTTGTTTACGCGGCTTTCATGCTGCCGGTAGTCTGCTAACTTAACGACGGCCATGCTTGCCTCCTGAAGATGCTATTGCCAGTCTGATGACGCCGATCAGGCGCTCGGCGAACGCCCGGTTATGAGACGCGGTAACAACTAAACCTTCAGGGGAATCAGGGTGACGCCGTTCCTCTTTTTCCTGGTGTTTTTTACGTTTAGCCATTAAAATGACTCCTGTGAATTGATCCAGTTATTCAGCTCAGAATTTCATGGAGATTTGCTCAGAATCCTCGGTTGCCGCCGGGGATTTTTTCTTTGTGAGTAGCGCCGCCACTTCCTGCGCCAGTCTCGCCATATCGTCGTCAACCACTCCCCACTCCAGCACCGCAAGCAGCATCGCCAGCTTCGGTAGCATCGTCTCTTTCCAGCGGGTAATGCCTGACTTGTCCATGCCCATCGCCTTAGCAATGTTTGTTGTTCCGCGCATGGCGATCTGATTCAGTAACCAGGACTCGATTTTTCGTGCCTGGGTTTTGTTTCGTGTCGTTGTGTTCTCCATCTTGGATAATCCTGTTAGTTAAATGCTGTGGTTAAAATGAGTTAAGGCCTTGCCCAGTGCGGACAAAGCCATGAATTTTGACTTTTAGTAGTGATCGCTTTTTCAGCGAGAGATGTGTAAGAGCGGGTAGTGCTAGGCCACCTTGCGGTAGGACTGTTCCTGATACTTCAATGCACCGGCTGTAATAGCCTCCAGTCGGTAAGCATCCTTTTCGGGGATGACTTCTTTCCACTGCGAAACCGCTGCATCGCTGATCCGCAATGCTTGAGCAACTGCTCTTTGGCTCCCGAAGTGGGCAATGACTTCTTTCTTGTACATGTCCACGTCCTTTCTCTTAAGCGTTCTTAAATTATTCAACAAAAGGAATCTTAAGTCAACAACTCTTAAGATGTCTTAACTATGAAAAATGAAACTATCGGCACGCGCATACGCAAGCGCAGAAAAGAATTGCGGTTGACACAGGTATCGCTAGGAACGAAAGTTGGGGTCAAAGGCGGTGCCATATCTCAATGGGAAGATGACAAGACGAATCCAAAAGGAGACAACCTTCTTTCCCTGGCAAAAGCTTTGCAGTGCGCACCGGAGTACATTCTGTACGGTGAAGACTCGCCGTCAAATGTAGAGCCAGCTGCTGCCGATACAAAGCTTGTCCCCATCCTGAGCTATGTTCAGGCCGGGGAATGGACCGCTGAATCGACCATAAGGGATTTGGAGGGGAACATCGAGTACTTGCAGACTAACCTGGAGCTTTCAGACGCTGCTTTCACGCTAATCATCAAAGGCCGCTCTATGGAGCCTGATTTCAGTGAGGGGGATGCGGTCGTTATCGACCCTAATGTCTACCCACTGCCAGGCGATTTCGTTGTAGCGAAAAATGGTGAAGAGGAAGCGCTTTTCAAGAAGTACCGGCCAAGAGGCGTCATTGATGGGCAGGAAGTGTTTGAACTTGTTCCATTAAATGATGATTACCCCACCCTCCGATCTGACTCAGTTCCGATCCGCATTGTTGGCACAATGATGGAGCACAGGAAGTACCGCCGCAGGCGTTAACCCTCATACTCTTAAATCAAACCCGCTTCGGCGGGTTTTTTATTGTCTTAATTTTCAGAAACTTAAATTACCCACACCAACTAATTTAAGATTTCTAAATAAAAGCACTTGCACAACTTCTTAAGAACGCTTAAATTAAACCCATCAGCAGGACGCACTACTCACCAGGACGGTGAAGCTCTTAAAAATATGGCGCTGAAAAAGCGCAGTGTTCAAAGCAGAAAGCTTTGGAATGAATGCAACAACACGAGTGATTCCGGTTGAGGTCGTGTTGGCCTGTGAGTCACGCTGCCGGAACAGCGTGATAGCAGGTGCATTCATCTCAAAGCTAACTGACAGGAGGATGTATGAACGCACAAGATCGTCGCCGTGACCGCCGCGCTGAGAAACAGGCTGAGTGGAAAGCTGCAAACCCCCTGTTAGTTGGGGTGAGCGCTAAACCAGATAGCCGCCCGGTGTTGTCACTGAGCCGCAAGCCTAAATCACGCGTAGAAGCCGCTGTGAACCCTATTGACCTCACGGTGCTGTCTGAGTATCGGGAGCAGCTCGAAAACCGCGCCAGCACGATTGAGCGCAGAAATCACAAGGTCTGGTACAGCAAGCCGGGTGATCGTGGTGTTACCTGTGTCGGCCGCCAGAAGCAGAAAGGCAAATCAATCCCTCTCATCTGAGGTAGCGATGAAAAACGCCATTCGTTGCCCGGTGTGCGGAGTTGAGTTCGACCCACGCACACCGGTGTGTCACATCAGCAAGCATCACAAAGGCGCTACAGAGCATCAGCTGAGACAGATACGCGATGCCCGGCGTCAGCATTTCAAGAGCTGACTTCAACAGTATCTTTAAGCCCGCAAGGGCAATACACACGCATGGCTAGCCGCTGCCACCCTTTTCGACGCGGCATACTGGATCGGAGGAATTATGTAGCAGGTAACAGCGAAGGCTGAAAACTTGGCTGCCCTGGCAACGGGGCAGATTTACCAACAGCTCTTCACGAGGGGCTGACGGCAAATCTAACAGAGGGTGAGATATGGAAGACGAAAACGAGTTTGACGAGCATCCGGACGACATCATGGAGCAGTATCAGGACTGTCCGTATGAGTAGAACTACTGAGGCCGCCCAGCGCGGCTTTACTGAGGTATTTGGTGTGTGGTGAATGCCCGGGCTGACGGGCAAGTGTAAGACCTGGTGGGTAGTAGATATCGTTGGCTGTAGTCGGTTGAGTAAGCGCGTTGCAAGCCAGCACTGACCCAATAAACGATTTGCGAAACCTTCGCCCCGGTGAAACTCCGGTGTCAACTAGCAAGTCACATAGCCAAGCCGGAGATCAGCACCGGCCACCACACAGCCAAATATTTCATAGCGGCGACGCAGGGGATGAGGGGATGGCTAAATACGCAATTTTTGAGCTTTCTATGCCGAACAGAGGTTCATGGAATGGGGCATGGTCAGGACAGAGTGACAAGTACGTACAGTGTCGCACTCTTCCATTAAAGGGCAACGATAACATCAAGGATGGTGCGTATCACTACTACAACTTTGGTGATGGGTGGGGTGCTGGCGTATCAGTGACAGTGGTTGATGGAGTTAAAGCTAAGAATAACGCTATTAGAGGTAGCAAAGGCTTCTGCGGCTACGAGTGGATGATTTCCAGCATCATGGAGCATGGAAAAATTCAGTGCTAGTCCGGTCGGTTTTCTTATACAGAGAGGGGAAAGAGGATGGCAGGCAAATACGATGAGATTGATCAGATGATACTGGATTCTCTCACCGATAAACCGAAGCAGTTTTATTTAATCTACGACGGAAAAAAGCTGTATCAGACCTGCGTGATGATTGCCGGACGAAACACGGACCCAGCGCGAGTTCTTGATCGCAGGCTTCAGGCTCTCAAAAAGAAAGGCCTAATTTATTTCAACAAGGGATGGATGTTGGTTCCCTTCTGACATGCAGACCCGCTCCGGCGGGTTTCTTTTTGCCCAAACAAAAGCTCATCCATGTGGTGGGCTTCTTTTTTGGCAACAGACACGCGAGTTAATTGTTCAACGTTCCGCGCCGCGGCGATAAGCGGGGAGATGATTATGTCCACTATCGAGATTGGCGGCTGCCCTTTGACCGTCACCCACAACGGCAAGCAGTACACCGTAAAGCGCTGCGCCCTCAACGATAACCAGTGGCGGTTGACGTCGGTAGATAAGCCGCGTGAGCAGATTAGTCTTAACCGCTGGCAGATGCATATCGCTGGCTTCGGTCACTTAACGGAGGTCAGAAATGCATAGCCACTACGGTCACATGCCAATCATCCGCCAGTGTGTTGAGCCTGGCATGCACGTACTCCATCAGGGACGCACATACCGCGTATCAGCGGTTAAGCACGACAAGAAGTGTCTCTACGTCCATACGGTGCTTGAGAGCCTTCAGATTCGTGATGGTGTGGTTGAGGTCTTATTAAACGGTCGCGGTCTGCCGCTGACGCACTGAGCAAATAAAAGGTGTCGCATGGAATTTGAAAAGGTTGTGTGCACTCACGCGTTCTATGATGATTATTACTGTGATGTATTTTATGCATTTGAGACAATTCCTCAGATAGGTCATGGTGAGTGGGCAATATCAAGTGGTGGTGATGTAGTATACGACTTGCTTTATGACAGGTTTTTGCAAAACGGCTACCCTAATGAGTTGATTTTTTTGACAGACTACATACCTGAGTCTATCGAGATAGAAGGTATTGAAGATTAAGAAATTCATGATTTATCTGAGGATAACTATATGAATACTAAAATTTCTGTAACCCTCGCTCTGCTTAACTTGTCCAAAATCGAGAATAAACTTTAAAAGCTTTTCTAATCATTAAACACGAATAATTTCGCAAAAGGTCCTGACCCTAACTGTCAGATCGCCAGCAAATCGGCTGAGGATGTAATCGCAAAAGCCCTCGGCAAGTAACACCACCCCACCCTATTTCCACCCCGGCAGCCAATACGCGGCGGCCCTCGCTCACCCAGGAGTTGAGCTATGAACGCATATTACGCACAGGACAGAATCGAGGCGCAGGACTGGTCGCGCCATTACCAGCAGATTGCCCGCGAAGAGAAAGAGGATGAGCTGGCTCAGGATGTCGAGAAAGCTCTGCCACAGCGCCATTTTGAGGCTCTGTGCATCGATAACCTGCAGCGTGCTGGCGTGAGTGTGCAGGCCATCTCCCGAGCGTTTGACGACGACGTCGACTTTCAGGAGCGCATGGCTGAGCACATTAGCTACATGGCCGGGGTATTAGCAAAGCATCAGATTGATATCGAAGAGGCGCAATGATGAGCTTCAGCATCGTAGAGTTCGTAAAACAACAGGAGCCGCTCTTTGTCGGTGCGGTAACTGATCAGTCAGTAACGTGGGCTAAGGAAAGCCAGTTCGCCATTCAGCTTTTTCAGAAGAATGACTTTCTGGCTAAGACGGCCATCAATAATCCGACCAGCGCACAGAATGCGATCATCAACGTCGCCGCCATCGGTATCACTCTCAACCCGGCCAGCAAGCTGGCGTACCTTGTGCCTCGTGACGGCATGGTATGCCTAGATATCAGCTATATGGGCCTGCTTCATCTCGCGCAGGCAACAGGCTCGATTAAGTGGGGCCAGTGCAAGCTGGTTTACTCAAACGACACGTACGAGTCGAACGGCCTCGATACAGCCCCTACCCACAAATATAACGCCTTTGGTGACCGTGGCGCTGTAGTCGGCGGGTATTGCACCGTAAAGACTGCTGACGGCGACTACCTCACCGAAGAGATGAGTCTGGCAGAGATCAAAGCAACGGAAGCAACCAGTAAGGCCAAGAATGGCCCCTGGAAGAACTTCTGGGAAGAGATGGCGCGCAAGACCATCGTGAAACGCGCCAGCAAATACTGGCCCCGCGCTGAGCGTCTGGATAACGCTATTCACGTCATCAACGAAGATGAAGGAATCCACCAGGAGCCCGTGATGGCTCACACGCCAGATAGCGAGGTCATTCTCTCAGAAGAGCAGAAGAAACAGCAGCTGCTCGATGAGGTTTCTGCCCTGTGTGATGCGATGGAGAAGGCAGAAACAATGAATGCCCTGAAAACCCATTTCCAGTCAGCTTTCAGAATGACGGCAGGCATGAAACTGCAGCAGAACGTTCAATTCGTCTATGCCGAATGCAAAGCCAAGCTTGAGGCGGTTACCGAATGACAGCTCTCTATCACATCGCAAACAACTTCGCGAAGCTTACAGACTCAGGTATGGAACCAGAGATGATAGCTGACACTCTCGATAGCATTGAGTGGGAGCTTGAGGCGAAGGTTGAGCAAATACTGGCAGTCTGCAAAAACGAATCCGCGCATGCCGACGCACTCAGGGAAGAGAGCAAGCGTCTGGCTGAGCGTGCAAGACTATCTGAAAACCGCGTGGCAAGACTCAAGGAATACGTCGCCCGCTCTCTCGAAACCGCGGGTAAGAAGTCAATCACTGCTGGCCTTCATGAAGTTACCGTGCGAGAGCCTTCGCGCTCAGTAGAAATAACAGACTCCGGCGCATTACCGCCGCAGTTTGTTGAGTACGAAACCACTATCAAAGCCGACAAACTTGCTATCAAAAAAATCCTCGACGCCGGGCAGGAAGTCCCCGGTGCAATCATCAAGGTCGGGAAGCCTTCTCTGATTATCAAATAACCGCGGGGTCGAAATGAAATACACCCTTTGGGAGTCGTGGGAAAAGCTGTTCCTGTACGAGGTCGGCAGCACTATGCCGATCCCGGACATTGCAGAGAAACTGGAGCGTACCGAGGGGGCCATTATCAGCATGGCATACCAGCTAAAGGTGCAGCTGATGGGCAGATCTCGCGGGCGTGGATGGACTCAGGCAGAGCTGTTTCTTGTCGGTCGGTTCAGTCCGGAAGAGATAGCTAAAGCAACAGGAAGATCCCTGCCATCTGTGCGATGCAAACTACATTCACTGACCCGCGCGTCAGGAGGTAAGTCTATGCGTGAATGGACGACTGAGGAAATGGCGCTCTTGTGGCGTCACAGCAATGAAGAGGTCGCTGGCATTACCGGGCGCAGTATCGAAGAGGTGGGCGACAAGCGACTTCAGGCAAATCTGGAGCGCAACGGGTGGGATAAGAAAGACCCGGCTGCGGTGACTAAGTGGGAGGCGGCATGACATATCAGCTGCACGCATCAGCGCGCATCGCCCATTCATTCAAGAAATCTACGGAGGCAGCATGAGTCCTGAGATTATCGATCAGGCCAGCGAGCTTGAAGAAATGCTCCGCGAGCAGGCCATTGCCGCACATCGCATAGACCGCAACGCAGTATCAGCGACGCACTGTGCTGAGTGCGATGAGGCGATACCACAGGCTCGGCGTGAAGCTGTGCCGGGATGCCGGACGTGCAGTGATTGCCAGCAGATTATCGAGATTAAGAATAAGCAGAGGTGGGCGTGATGGATTACAGCAAGATGAGTGACGCAAGCGTTAATGAAGCGGTGGCAAAGCTTGTTGCACGTGATGGACTGACGGTAAAGAAGCCGGATGGAGAGGTGTTTATCCATGATTATGCGGACTTTGGCGAATTTAAGGGATTTTGCACAGGATGGAAGGTTTTTGACCCCTGCAACAACGCCGCCGACGCATGGCCGATTATGGCTGAGCATGAAATAAACGTGCTCTGGAACTGGAATGAAGAAGGTTTGCACGGCGCAACCGCGAGGCCGCTGCATGAATACGAGCATAAAAATGCTTTGCGCGCAGCGATGATCGTCTACTTGCAGCTTCAGGAGGCCAAATGAGCGAACGCGATCAGTTTGAGGCGTGGTGGGAAGAATGGTTTGGCGAAGCGCCTATGTCTGGATGGGATAACCTGCGCACTGACTCTGGATACTCAGCGGAAGAGATCGATATTCAGTGGGAGGCATGGATGGGACGGGCAAGCAGGGAGGCGCTTAAGGCTGAGCAGGGATATCCGGATAAACTCCCCTGCCCCGTAATACTTGAGCCGGGACTTCGCTTTGGTAAAGGTGTGCCCACCCGAACAATGCTGGGCGCCTTGCAGCGCCGGGCTGAATATTACGCTGAGCTGGAAGCAATGACTCCAGAGCAGCGAGCTAAGCAGCATGAAGACCTTCGCAATTTCCTCAACCTTAACCCCATCGACACAACACCTAACCAGTATGACGCGCTGGGGAAAGGAGGTGAGCAGTGAGCGCACTCACGGAGGACGTGGTTGCTGAGATGCAAATGGCTCTTGTCCGCGTATGCCGAATAGAGAGAAATGCTCACGGTGTCTGGTATCGAATGGGGCAACTATTCCCGGAGTTTAGCCGAGAGCAAATCCGAGAAGCGGTCAGGCCAGCCATCGAGATAATGATGGCATCACTTAAAGATTGAGCCGCTAACACAGCGGCTTTTTTAATGGAGGCAGTATGGCCTTTGTGTCAGAGGTGCATAAGAGCAGAAAGCGCGGCGGCAGGAGCCCTCACCAGAACCCTGCTTCGATAAGGTTTCGTAAAACTCCGTCTGGCTCTGGAGGCGGGACTATGACAAATGGGGTTCCTTTTCGCGCTATGAAAATTGATATCCAGATAGAAGAGGCTAGCCGGTCCATCAGGATAAATCGTGATGATAGAGGCGTTTCTTGCGGGAAGAATGGAACCTTCTCGTGCTCGCTGGAAATTTTCAAAATAGTGGGAGGCGAGCCCATCCCACTTTATGAAGGCGGCGATGGTTGGTGGTATGGGAAGTACTGATGGCAACTTACAGCCCACTCCCTGAGTAGGCTGTTGGGTGCAATCCCGCACCGCTCTGACACAGGAGACTGGCGTCAGAGTTCGGATTGATTATTTAGCCCGCCACTGTGCGGGCGTTTTTTTGCCCGGAGGAAAGACTATGCGAGAGTTACGCGAAGACTCACTCATTGACATGAAGTTCATGATCGAGGATGCTGGCTACACCGCCAAATACTTCTATGACCAAATCAAGTGCGGCAGGCTACCAAAACCAATCAAATACGGCCGCTCATCTCGCTGGTTGTATGCCGACTACCAGAACTGGAAATTCAGCCACCTCTCCCCTCAAAGAAAAGCATCGTGAAAAGCCTTTGCGGGCACAATTGCGGGCACAATTTCACACGAATTTATATTTTCCCTTATTTCCCCTGCACTTATATGCTGTATTCGATGTTTGCAGGGGACACTTCGTTTTTCTTCTGATAGAGTAATCCTCTATAGCGCAGTAAACATGCCCGCCACATTGAGAACTTATCTATGCCTGTCATACTAAGATTCAAAGGGTATCGGTTCTTTTTCTATTCGAATGAGGGCGATCCTCGTGAACCTGCACATATTCATGCTCGGGGTCCTGATGGTGAAGCTAAGTTCTGGTTAACGCCCACTGTATTACTGGCACGCAATGACAGCTTTAATGCTCGTGAGCTGAAAGAGTTAGTGGGTGTGGTCGAAGAAAACCGCAAAATGTTGATGGAGGCCTGGAATGACTATTTCGGCTAAAAATATACGCTTTGATGAGTACAATATGTGGGTCGAACTAAGCGATGCCCGCACGCTAGGCGTACCCTTGGCATGGTTCCCTAAACTCATGCATGCCAGCCCCGATGAGCGCAATGACTTCGAGCTAAGTCGCCGCGGCATTCACTGGGATAGCCTTGATGAGGATATCTCCGTTGAAGGGTTGCTGGCTGGCCGTGGCGATGTAACATTCAAACCGCATAGCGCTGCATAGGAGCCCTTCACGCGGTAATGCTTGTCTTCCCGTTACCCCTATTCTGCTTAATATCCTCTTCTGCTTACAACACGCCACAAAAAACCATAAAAAAGCCCCCGGCGCATAGCGGCGGGGGCTGACATAAGAGCTTAACGCTTACAGCGCCATGTCGTGCTGAGCAGGTGCGGCTTCAGCCGGTTTTGCTTGCGGCATGGACTGCGCAGCGTCCTTCATCTGAATGACCGGCGGTTTGGTCAGATTCAGCGTAGAGGCGGTTTCATCCCAAACCTGCTGGGTGAGCGCCACGTTGCCGTTCAGTTTCTGGCCATAGGTCGGTACGATGGCGTGCAGTTTTTCCTGCCACTGCGGAGAAGTGAACTGCGCCGGGAAGAGCTGCTTGATCACATTGATAGAGATAGGCGCTGCGGTGGATGCGCCAGGCGATGCACCGAGCAGTGCCGCCAGGGTTTTCTGCTGATCGGTAACGATTTCAGTACCGAGTTTCAGCACGCCGCCCTTCTCTGCATCTTTCTTGATGATCTGCACGCGCTGGCCTGCCTGGATCAGTTTCCAGTCTTCTTTACGCG